GCGACTGCTGCTTTAGATAACGCAAGTGCGTCCACACACATCTTTAGACCTAGAGCTACTTCTACTATGGCCATATGGGATTTCCTTTTCCTCTATGTCTATAGCAACCCCAATTTATCCGCCCCGGCTGAGCCTCGGCCCGCCTGGCGAAGTAACTTGTACCTGAGTTTTTTTGTTTATAGTGGTGTTGCTAGTGTTAACCATTCCACCACCACCACTTGCTGCACCTAGCATCGCCACGGTAAGAGCGTCTATAGATTTTGTTAATTTCTCATTCCAAAGCGAATCACCAGTACTTGCACCATCACTTGCTGCTTCCACGGCGGGTGGAGCACCAGGCATCGTTGTTTCCATACCAAGAGATGCTCTCAAGGTAGCTACATTTTTTGATGCCTCAGTGAACTTAATTTCTGGACTTGCTAAACCTTTAAGTTTTGATCCAGAACTAAACCAACCTTTACCTACCGTACCACCCATAATTGCTACTTCTAGGGCGGGGATAGATTTCATTAAATCTCCTGTAAATCTAGATATTGACATTCTTGTCGTACCAAGACTACCTAATTTTGCGAACTCTTGTAATGCTTGTACATTCTTCTTGACCTTTACAGGATCAATGTCTTTTTTAGCAAATGTCTCTAGGTCGGTCATAGGGTCACGATCTTTTGTGAATATACTACCTATACCTGTCATGAGATTACCAATCATATCTCCAAATGTGGTTGGGATTTTAAGTCCAGTTAAACCACTCATTGCTGAAACATATGCTTTAATACCTTCTCCATTCGATTTGATACTTACTACCTCTGCGTCTGTCACAGTTGTTTTAGCAAACATCTTTAAATCATCTAGTGGGCTCTTAACCTTACCACCAAACATTTTTGTCAATCCATCAAATGCTCCACCAAGCATATTAAATACTGAACCTAATGCTTTACCACCACTACCACCAGCGCCGGCTGCCATGGCACCAGCAAATGCAACCATCGCTCCAGCATTGGCCTTTATCTTAACTACATCGATACCTGTAGCTGCACTTAATTTCTGCATACCCGATATTTGGGCATCTAGTACACCTTCTCCACCAAGTGCTTTAGTAACTCCATCCATAATCTCAGAAACTGTATTGCCTGCACTAGCAATGGCCTTTCCAACACTACCAACAGCGCCGGCTGCCATGGCACCAGAAAATGCAAGAGCAGCACCAGCAAAGATCAGAATCTTATCTTTGGAAATACCTTGCGCTTTACTGATCTTTTGCATACCCGATATTTGGGCATCTAATACACCCTTACCACCAACTGCTTTACTAACGCCGTCTAGTACTGAACTAACTGTATTTGCTAGTGCCGCAACAGCTTTCATGCCCATCGCAGCAGCGCCGAGCGCCATTGCTTTAAGATATTCCATCATTGCTTCGGCGTTGTTTATAACACCCTCTTTGTTTACAACTGCAAGACCAAATTTTTGCATTGCTTCTAACGGTGGTACTCCACCTATAAGTTTACCAAGTCCACCAATAGCTCCAGATGCAAGAGTACCAACAGCAGCAAGGGTAGTTCCACCAGCACCCAGCGCCATGGCGCCACCGTATGCAACCATTGCTTCAGCGTTACTTTTAATGTTTTTAGCGTCCAGTTTAACCGCACCAAACTTCTCCATCTTTTTGAATAAAGTATCTTCCGATGCCTCAACACCAAATAATTTACCAATACCATCAGCGGCAGCACCAATCAGATTACCAACTGCTCCCATTGCTCCACCAAAACCTTGGGCGCCTAGGCCAAGACCCATAGCACCCATACCGATACCAACTTCTTCAAGTTTCTTACCATCTAAGACTTCAAACCCCTTCATTCCTGCTATAATAGTAGGGAAGGCCTTGGTGTATAGGGCCATACCAAGAACAAGTGGCGCCATAAATGCGGCGATACCAGTACCTAAACCACCCATGACCAAAATGAATGGGCCAATAGAAGCGACACCAGCAGCCATGCCAGTCATAAATCCACTTACTAGTCTACCTATTCCAGAACCAATACCACCTACTGCTTTAGCAATAGATGCGAATATTCCACCAGACTTTTTATCACCAGAGGATTCTGAACCGGCGTCTGGGATTGATCCCATAGCTGCAGCAATGGTTGAAAGGTATGCGTTATTCTCTTTCGCCATCTGGTTGCCTTCACGCTTCTCTTCAGCGGAGGCAGAACCCTTACTTTTAGTTGACCTTGCTAATATCATAGCAGCTTTGTCTAATTTAGTTGCAGTATTAGCTAATTTGTCTATGGTGTCACTAAATTTTTTAGTATTGTCATCAGCCATTATTTGCTATCCTTCTTTCCACCAGAACCAACATAAAGACCAAACCATGCGGCTCCTGCTCCTACAATGACACTTACAAATGCACTTTGAGGAGCAGTAGGTTCTGGGATTGCCATGAACCATTCTGTAGTACGCCAGAACATGATACCATATAGAGTAATCAATGCCCTGGGCCAAATACGCCATTTGTCGATAACGGAAGAACTGATATGATTATACCATGAGGTTTCTTCTACTTCAGTAGTGCTACGATCCACTTCAACAATTGTGATAGGATCAGATTTTCTACTTGCCATTTTCTATCTCCGTTATGCGACTATCGTTGTTCTTTATCTGTACATTGTTATTTAGGGGAGTTCGGTCAAAAATTATCTTTTCTAATTTAAGAAAATCGATACGTTCATTCGGCACATAACGCCATACATAATCCCCATCTAATTCACCACCTTTTTTAGTGACCCCAAATACGGTCTGTGATATACCTATCTTAACGATTAAGGCACGTTCTCCATCAATAAGAACATGATCACCCTCTTGAAACTGCTTATTCATGCTAAATGCAAGACCCTTGCTAAACTTAGTCGCAAAATCCTTTATCATAAACCCTATGATGACGATCATTATCATACCAATGTATGGCAATAGGTATTGAGTCATCTCAATAGCAGCTGTGTTGGGTGTAGGTATTTCCATTTAATTTCTCATCTTTCTTTCTTCAGCCGAAATTTTATCTCTTTCCTCTTTCAAATATTGCATTAACAGTCCTAAGTATATTTCCCTCTCCCATGGCATCATATCTTCTAATTCTGTTAGACTGTAATTGTGGTGTTGCATCATTGCAAAATTAGTTTTATAATAGTTCTCCATATTCTCATGTGAGAGGGCTATTCGAAAAAACTTTGCAGGCCCTCCACTACAATCTCATTCTTCTTCTTAGTCACGGGGTTGGTCACATTGATAATATGCCTTAGTTTTGGCATAGTCTCAAAGAAAGCACTAACCTTAGCGAATTGATCTTGACTCATACTGTCGATGAAATCATCCAACTCTTTGTCTGTCATGTCTACCCTATTGTGAATAGAGTCACCATCGTGGATTTCACTAACACATCGTTTGATCATATCGAAGATCATCTTGATCTGTCCACCGCCATCAAATAAGGCCATATCAGACAACATAGGATAACGCATGTGTATACTAATCTCATCATTAATTTCAATGACATGACTATGATCCAAATCCATTTGAATCTTAACGTCTGTTAGATCGACTTCTTGTTCTACTCTAGTTACCTTATCATCATCGCACAGCAGACTTAGTTTAAGTTTCTCTCCTACTGATTTGCCTCGTAGTTGTAGAAAGATATATTCCACATCAAATAGAGGCACCTCGTAGGGATCAATCTTACCAAACGTACAATCCCGTACAATAGATGCAAATGCACTTTCTACCTGTTTAGTGTCTTCAGACTCTTGGGCAATCATAAGAACCTTTTGTTCCTTTACAAGCCAAGGCCTGTACTTAATTTTCTTAGTGGTAGAAGGTAACTCCAACTCATATGTTAACGTACTCAGTTTAGGTAAAGCCATAATTTTTCATCCTTTAAAATAATATGATTAACGAAGACCGTTTCGCAATACAGCGGGTAAGGCCCTTGATATGTTTCTTTCGACTGTATTGATTACAGTCTGTCCAATTTTATCCATCAAACTTGGTGGTTCTTGATTAAGGTCGGCGGTAGTCCAGTATCTAAAATTCATGTTCATTGTGAATTCTACGATTTGATTTCCACTCCCATACGACAAGGACACAGGGCCCACAGTCTTAGGGAAACACTCCCACAACTTCAGTCCATAACGTCTTTGCATCTGGTTGTCTAAAAGGTAGATGAACACAGTGCCGACATAATCATTATAATAACCCATGTTCCATGTTTGTGGGTTATATGCTGCGTACTGCCATTTCTCAAATAAGACTCGTTCTGACAGGTCAGAACTACTCTGGAAATTGATAGAAATACCATCATCAAATATAACATTGTCTGCCACTTGTCGTTGCGGCCCATGTATGTTGGTGTCTGGGGATGTCGCTAAAGTTCTGCCAGGCAATGTAATACTAGATGCTCGTAAGGATATGTTTGAGATATCCTGTTTGCTTACTCCCTGTACTAATCCCCTCATGGCATTTTCTGAAGTACCAGATGATGAACCAGCGGGTGGGAAAATTTCTACTTCATAATGGTTGGGTGTAGCGTATCCTTCATTAGAATGAAACGATGACAGGATGTTATTCAATATCCCATAAGCGCCGCCTTCTAGAAACTTAGGTAATACAGACATTAGATCATTCCCCTAGAGTCTTTCCATACAACAGACTCACTGCTCTTCTTGAATCTCTGTACGGGCAACAGTGTGGCCACAGTAAATTCATCAGCATCTATTCTACGGAATTGTGTTTTAACGTGACCAGCCAAATATCTCTTTAAGGTTGGCTTAATTTCTCTTATGTTTTTAAGGGCACTGTAGTCCACATCTAATTTCGTTGACTCATCAAATTTGGTGTTATTACTAAAGTCCACCAACTTATCCAACAACCTCATCCTCAAACCTAACGGCAGATAATGTAGATTACACCCTAGAAACCCATCCTTATACAGTTCAATAGGTAGAACTAGGGGGAATGAATCATAGTAAGGTAACGTCTTCTTATGCTTTGGATCATAGATAAACATATTAAGTCTACCGAAGAATGGGGCGCTTGCCCTTTTACCGTCTCTAATTAAGTCCATAGCGCCTGGTTGCCCAAACTCTTTGATCTTGTCTTTGTACCAATTGGTTGAACGTGGTCTTCCACCTTGTGCCTTTAGTACTGATTGTATATATTTGCTCTGTGCCATACCTCTATTTATACGATATGCCCAGATGATCCTCGTTTAGTATTTTAAACTCAATACCATTGATGTCACAAAATTCTGTAGCATACTTCCATTTTGCTTCATTAACAGCCCACGTTTTGATGTCTCTATAGAATCTATTGGTCTTCCTTTGTGGTATCTTGGGTGGAGAGCATTGGGCCTTGGGTTTGATCTCTACAATAGACTTCTCTATTTTACCATCTGCCCTTTTCACTTTAATATAAAAATCTGGGAAGTATCTGTGGATTCTACCATCGACAGGTGATAAATAGGGGATGATGATCTCTTCACTACCCCATTCTAGTACTGCCTTGTTAGTGTCGCAGTACACCATGAACTTACGTTCCCATAGAGAGCGGTATACAATACGAGATAGATCACCCCGATATTTTCTTGGATTGATTGGTATATATTTCCCTTTGTATGCCATGACTAAGTTACCTAAATAGTTGTGTATTATAAGGATATTTATAAATGGCGTTTACATCAGCAATATCTAACCAAGTCGCCCGAAGTGTTAATAGTAGGGTTTCGGGTGTTATCTCCAAAGGACTAAAAGATGTTTTTGGTACTAACGGTGGATCGAACTCTTCAGACACACGAGCTCTTGCTACCAATGGTGGTGCAACGACTAAGAATTTTCAATATCCTCTAAACGTAGAAGGTGATGAACAACAGGGTCATTACATTATGTTTATGATCAATACTGCCCAACAACCAAAGATTGGTAAGGGTAAGGGCGGAGCACCAGCTACCCCTAGTTCAAACCAACAACAAAATGGCCCATCCAAAACAAACCAAGAAGCATTTAGAAGTGGTAGTGGTGGTAACACGCTATCTGCTAAACGTCCACCTAGTACTAGATTAGATACTGCAATATCTCTTTACATGCCACCTAGTGTTACTGTTGCATATAAGGCAGAATATGTTGATGATGAAATTGGTGGTATGGCAGAGGCTGGTGTGAAAGCGGGCAATAAGATTATTGAAGCATTTAGTAGTGGTGGCATTAAGAGTGCAATGAAAGAAGGTGCTAGTCAGATAACTGGCACAGTACTCCCAGCAGTTGGACAAGTCGCTGGACAAGCAGTACTGGGCATGATGGATAAAGTTGCTCAAGGTTCTGGTACATTGGTACAATTACAAAGTGGTGTGGTGTTTGGTAGTAAATTCGAATTGCTCTTTAAGAACATTGGACGTAGACAGTTTTCTTTCTCATTCAACTTCTTACCGAAGAGTGAACAGGAAGTTATTATGGTTGCTCAGATATGTGACACATTCAAACGGCATATGATGCCTAGTGTTGCTGAGTCCATGAACGTAGGTAGTATTTCACTCAAACAACCAAAAGGACGCCTCCTGACAATTCCTGATACATTTGATATACAGTACATGTATCAAAGTAAAGAGAACCCATTTCTCAATAAGATTTCAACGTGCTATCTTACAGGTGTTGACATATCGTATGGTGGTGATAAGTACTCCACATTCGAACCAGTTCAACATCCAATTACTAAAGGTCTTGGGCCTGCTCCACAGAAGACTAGTATTAAACTAGATTTCAATGAAATTGAGATCATGACTAAAGAACGTATAGAGGAGGGCTACTAATGTATTTTGCAGCATTCCCTAAGATATATTACGATGGTAAAGGAGATGGCCACTTCAAGGTAGTAACTAATTTCTTACGCCGAGTAGCAGTACGTACCAAACTAAAAACACATGGAGCCCTATTCGATACCTATGATGTTAAAGAGGGTGAAACTCCAGAGATGATTGCACACAAACTGTATGGAGATTCAGAGTACCATTGGGTGGTACTGCTTATGAATGATGTAATTGATAGGTTCCACGGGTGGCCAATGTCTACTCCACAGTTCCTAGCATTTGTTGAAGAGAAGTACGACAGTGCAGATGATATACATCATTACGAAATAGATTCTGTGTCTGGGCCTGTTAAGAAGATCGACATAGGTAAGGACAATACAGATTACCCTATGGCTAGTATTGTTACTAACATAGAATTTGAAGAGGCAGAACAGGATAAGAAACGGAAGATTAAACTACTAGACCCACGATACTTAGAACAATTTACGACAGAATATAAAGCAATAATGTCGGAGTCGCAGATATAAAATGGTTGATACTATTGGTAATGCCGGCGAATTCTCACTTGAATTAGTGCAGATAATCGCTGCAGACGGAACAGAACTAGACATTACATCAAATGTCATGGAGATCGATATATACGAAGATATTGAATCTCCATGCATTAGAGGTACAATAGCATTCAATGATCCGATAAACTTTATGAACACACTGCCTGTTGTAGGGCAAGAGATGATTCGGGTACAGGTTAAAACTCCTTCATTCAAAACCTCAGAAGAAATCATAGAGTACCTATTCTACATGTACACGATTAGGTCTATGGTTGAAACCAATCCAAACAGCAATGTTGTTGTTATGGAATTCAGTTCTGTTGAATATATTGTCGATGCTAGGAAGAGAGTCAACAGGACGTTAAAGGGTACGTGGTCAGATATAGTTACAGCCATAGTACGAGGTGATCTAGAAAGCACCAAAGATGTATGGGCTGAACCTACCGCAGGCATTAAACAAATAATGGCCCCAGACATTTCTCCATTAGCTGTTATTAAGAACGCTAAGAGGGAGGCGATATGTACTGAGTTCGGTTCGCCCACATATCATTTCTATGAGACAACACAGGCATTTCATTTCAGATCATTAGAGAGTTTGTACACAAAGGAAATTGCTGGATACTACACCACAGCACCACAGGGCGGATTAGAGAAGAGAAATAAGGGTATGCCCAATGTCCTTGCAGACTTCCAGAAGATAAGAGAATGGACAATAGACCAGACACGTGATACCCTATCTAACAGCGCAAATGGCATGTGGTCATCTGAAACCATTGAGCATGACATATTCAACAAGACGTTCACTACAACCAATTATAACTATTTCGATTCCTTTAAGACTGAGAAACATATAGACGATTTCGATGAGAAGACTACTTCACAGCCTCTCTTTAGTGCGGGTGCTGTAGATGATTCTAATGGTAGGTTGTCAGACTACTATAAGAAGAGTTATCTGTTGCCAGTATCAATCAAGGATAAGACATCTGGTAGTGACTCACATTACACAAAT